GTCATCCCGCTAGGATCAAAATCTATAACCACCCCGCCGTCAGGGGTTTCCATTGATACCGCTTCTGGATTGACGATATCTATCTCTAAGCCAGGTTCAGCCTGTGATTGAGCAAAGGGGTCTTGCCCCATCGGGCGTTCTATCGCCATCTAGCCGTTTTTCCCGAAATACTGCGGACGGGCTGCGCCGCTTCCACGGGCTACAGTCCTGCCACCCTTGGACATCTTCTTGACCTTGCCGCCTTTCTTATATTTTATTTCGGCAAGACCAGGCTTTGTTTTAGTGCTGTCATAGTAGCTAGGCATTAGATTCTCCTTGAACCCTTGGTTAAGCCTTTGATAGCCTTACCGTCAATGCTTCCCCCTTTTGCAAATTTAAGAGGAACTTCTTCTCTTATTTGAGGAAGATCTCTCCCCGAACGAGACCTGTCTAATCGAGTCTCTAGACCCCGCCTAGTGCCTTGTCTTAATCCTTCTTTACGAGCAGCTTGACCATATTTTTTTGCAGCTTGTCTTCCTCCATGTGATAAAACAAGCCTTGCTACTGCGCTTAATACTGGTATCGCTAGTGGTACTGGCATTTTATTTTCCCTCAGTAATAAGCCGCTCTTTTACGATACATCGGCTCATCCTCTTCATCAGTATTGAGCCTCAAGAACCCGCCCTGACGGAACCGTAGCAAAGCCTGAGTGCTGCTGTCTACTAAGTCATCATGTTCCCCAACCGGGAAGGCGGCAAATTCCTCAATCACCATCTCGCCAAAACGGGTCTCTGGACACCACACAACCCCCGATGCAAACATATCCGCCACTGCATTAACCCGAGCCACTTTATCGTTGCCTCTGGAGGGGGTGTACTCCGATACCGGAATACCCATCGCACGTAATTCAAAGACCAGTGGCGCTCCGGCAGCTTTCGCCTCAATGATGCAGGCATCGGGTTGCCAGTTATTATAGAACTCCATTGCCATTTTCTTCAGTTCTGGGAACTCCAACCGTTCCTTATGGGCATCAAGCAAAATGATATTGGGACGGGTCGCTCCCTCATCATCAGGCTGGTAGAACACCCCCCAGGTGGTGCAGGCTGAGTAATCGGCGCGTCGAGTTTTGAGAAACGCCGTATCCCATGACTGGATAATGAAATCACATTGCGGCGGCTTATCAGGTTCCCAACGCTTCCACCATTCCCGTTTGACCAGCGCCCCTCCCTCGGAGGTGGGCTGTTGCTGATATTGAGCTTCCCATTTTGGAGAAGGCAGTTCATTTCTAAGCGCCAGAAGTTCTTTCTCGCTCCAGAACTCAGGCCAAAGCGAGCTACCAGAGGGCATTAAGGCCGGGAACTCAATCAGTTCCCATTCATCTACACCCTCTCTTTGGGTCGAAGCCTTGATGATCTTCCCCGTCAGATCGCGCAGATGCCAGCGGGTCATGACAATGACAATCGCCCCACCCGGTTGCAGTCTCTGTCGAGGGCCGGAGGTATACCATTCATAGGTCTTATCGAAGACCGCAGGATCTATGCTTTGGCCATCCTGCTCGGAATGCGGATCATCAATAATCAATAAATCAGCACCTTTACCCGTCACCGCACCGCCCACACCGATAGCGAAGTATTCACCGCCCTGATTGGTACTCCAGCGTCCTGCGGCTTTGGAATCGGCCCTGAGTGCCAAGGCTGGGAAAACCTCTTTGAAATCCTCTGAGTCCACTAGGTTTCTGACCTTACGACCAAACCCCACTGAAAGCTCTGCGGTATGGGAAGCCTGGATGACCTTCTTTTCAGGATTCTGGCCTAAAAACCAAGCCGGCAGCAGATAGGAAGCAAACTCGCTCTTGGTGTGACGAGGGGGCATATTGATGATGAGGCGTTTGAGATCACCATTGATGACCCGCTCGAAAGCCTTGGCAACAACCTTGTGATGCCTACCCTCTATAAAGGCAGGCCATACATATCGGGCAAATCCTAGAAAGCTGTCCCTAGCAAGCTCTTTCTTTTTCTCCTCCTCTAGCTCCTCCAACAACACCAACACTTCACGCTGGTCTTCTATATTTGGAAGATTGCGTACTTGATTCAGAGCTTCGAGGTCAATTCCTTCCAGCATTTATTCTGTCCATAAAATTACTGACCCGACCCACCGTCGAGGGATCATCGCCTTGGGTAACATTCACAATTCCGCCAGCACCAAAAGATGGAATACCCTCTTCAAGTATCCGCGCTCGCATCTCTGGGGTGATTCTGATGATGTTGGAGTCTAGTTCAGACATATCATCGAGGTGTTCTAAGTTAGCTCATGGCTGATGGTACTTTTCTGTCGTAGAGCATTTCATAAAACTCAGAATGCTCCTCTGAGTATCTTGCTTTTATGGGTGCTGAACCGGAGATAGATAAGGCTGGCTTGCCTTCTCTTGCTGCGTCTAAAAGCAGATTCTTTAATACCATCTCATACCAGTTGTCTTTGAAGGGGTAGTTGGGGACTGGGCCAGCTTCGGTCAATGGTTTTACTAAATCTGCTAATTCATAAATTTTTTCAGCACCTAAAGATTCCACTAACAAATCTGCTGCTTCACTACCAAATCTTGATGTCCTTCCTGCTTTTAGTTCCCCGGCAAGTCCCTCTATTTGATATAAAGGAAATTCACCAGTTTTTAAGGCCATGCCTATATCTGGCAGAGGAACAAATATGGACTTATCAACAGTACCAGGAAGCTCGCCTGTTCGATCTGATATAGTCAGCCTAGTACCCTCTAAAAATTTTTCTATTTTGTTATTTTGTTCAATCCTTAATTTTTCTGGTAATCGATACCCTTCCCGTGAACCTTTCGTGTGCAGGTCTGACTGAAGCTCGTCTATGTGTAAGGATGGAGTGCCATCGTCCAGTGTTCTATCCCTGATAAGAGCATGAGCTATTTGATTCTCGTCATCAAAGTGACCAATGCTGTGAGTTGATGGAGCATTGTCCCAGTTGAACACCACTTCCCTGTAGTTTTCACCGCCGGGAAGACTCTCATCGATATATTGTTTGAATTCAGTGCCGCCAAAGCCATGGTCTTCTAGGCCCAGTTTCTGTTGAAGCTGAATTTCAGCTTCGGCTCGGCTGTAGGCGATGTTGTCAGCATCTGTAACTCGTTCGCCATCTACAAATAAACTATAACCAATGTCATCGTTTCCAAAGGCGAAAGTGCCAGAACCAAACTGTTCGCCCTGTGGCTTCACCATTTCATAGGGGTTGTCCATATATTGGTGTTTTGCAAGATCTTCTACAAGATCGTCAATCGCGGATTCCGGTATGTCATCAAAAGAATCGTAGAGGTTCAGTGTCTCATCGACCCCATAGGGGTCTTGGAGTAACTTAGACCTAACCTGTTCGTTGTGGTGATCCAATACATCTTTTTTTATGAACTCATCGCCTTGTTCTAGTGAATATCTCATGTCTTCTGCTTGTGGCTCCCACAAACTGGAGCCATCCAACGGATCGGTTTCCTGGACAGTGCGCTCAAAATCTACAGCCTCTCCCCCGCCACTTCTGACGTTCTGGCTGACCCTGACTCTGTTGCCACTGATACCTTCGACCGCTTCTCTGGTAGTGGCATTGGGATTGGCAGAGATAAATTCATCCAGACCAAGGAACTCTAATTCTTTCGGCTTCACGCCTTTGTTAGCGTTGGCCCTTGCCCAATCAATAATCCCCTGACCCTTGAGATTGTCTGGAGCCTTTTCTATCAAGGCTTGTATGGTTGGCGAAACAAATCCCGATTCATCTCTGGCAAACGTATCAACGTCTATTTTTCTGGCTTCTTCAAGCGCAGTAATACCTCTGCCACCCCTTGTGGCCCTAGCCCCTCTGCCCAATGCGGAAGCACCTTTCAGAGCGGCCCCACCCGCTATTCCGAGAGGGCCAGTAAAAGGCGTTGTCGCATAAGCTACATCTCCTGCCGCGCCCACGCCCTGAAGCAAGGCATCGAGGTATCTGCCTTCCCTGATGTTGCTCGTCATTCCGGGCATTGGTTCAGAGGACATAAACTCCCCTACCCCAGCTTCCGCTGAAGGCAGACCTGGCTCCATCTCTAACAAATCAGTAATCCCCGCACTGGGGCGAAGTTGTGAGAGAAACCACGCAAGCCTAGCCGGGGTCACTGGGGACTCTTGTTCCTCGATCTGCGTAGCAACAGGTAACCCAAACCTGTCGGTCATGGTAGCGCCCATAAAATTCCTGACCCGATCTACAGCAGAGGGATCATCACCTTGGGTGACATCAACGATACCTCCATCCTGATAGCCAGAGGCATAGATCGCCCTGCCCTGGAGTTGCGCCTGTGCTTTGGTGGGATACACCTTCCCCGAGTTCCCCCACCGATACCCGCCTCGTACCTTGCGTACCGGCACTAGAACATCCTTTGGTTTTTGGAGGGTACTGTTCTTACTGGGAGATGCCGGGGGGATGAGTGGGAATGGCGAAGTCTTTCAGATTGATAACCCAAGGTGCGTTTGTTGATAGCATCGAGCATCTTTTTAAGATATTCCTCAACCTCATCAAGCGTCCCTTTGCGCATCCCAGAAATACCCTGATTGGCAATGCCACCACACGCAATCTCGTATTTCCACCACAGACCTTCCCCGCCATCAGGGGGGTCTGTCGGAATCAGTCCTTTAACGCAGTACAGTTCCATATCACAATCTCTCCTGCTCTGTTTAACTCCTCTAATTCCTCCAGGTGATCTACCCAGAATATATCATCAGATATTCTGAAACCTTCACCCACTTGAATTAGATCCACCTGTAAATGTGGGAACTGCCCCCTGAGAGATTCGGCACAGGCGTAAGCTAGTGAGTGCTCCATATAGACCCCATCAATAAAACGAGTTCCAGTAAAAAGAATTGCATACCCCGACATACGAGTTTCTCCCTTCAATCAGAAACCTTGAGTGTTCCCTGTATCCCGGCGTCAATGGATCCATCCACCGAGTACACATGCAGATGGAGCTCGGTGGAACCGAAATTGGTCGGAACACTGAAAGACACACTCTGCCCAGTGGGGATATTGTCCTTTTCCTTCGACCACCCGCCACAACTACTCGCCACCTTAATGTTCCACACAGACCCCGCAGGGGCGGTTATCTCACCGGAGATGGATACCTTAGAACCGATAGTGGTGTAGGTCTTGGTCTCAGACCATTCGCCAGTGGAATCTAGGGTGAAATTGATATCTTCACTATCGGCCAGGAGGGAATCGGGTAGCTCATTGTCCCATTGCTTGGGGAATGGGTGAGGTTCAGGCAGGATTCGAGGACGGTCATTCATGAGCAACCTCCTGTAAGCAGGGAGATTACATCATAAAATCAGTTAGATGAACAATCGCAGTCGCCACAAAGGTTCCTAACACCAACCAGGCTAATTTCTCCCACCTGGCCGAATGTGCATCAGTGGACTGCCTAAGATGCTTTAACTCAAAGACCGCCTCCGCCCACCGCTCCCCACATTCCTTCTCATGGGCCTCTATACGCTCCAAAGCCTGCATAGCAATATCCATCGCCTTGTTGGTCGCCTCTAAGGACTTATTCGCAGCAACAGCCCTGCGTTGTGTCTTATTCATCTGGGAAATATATCAGAAAAAAAGGACGGCGGAATGACGTTGCACTAGGATCAGGGAATAACCCCGTCCGATATTTAACCGACCAAAGCCTACCGGAATCCACCCCACCGCCCTGGAAATCGGACGTTGATACATAGCCGCTCTTGGATTAACTTCGCCTAGATAAAACAAAACAAAAAAATAAAGCTGAAATATGCTTTCGCAACTGATATCAAAACTGATATATATCAAAAGCGGCTTTGTATCAACGTCTATACAGCAAAAATCCCACCACTGCAAATGACTACCCCCCCATCCGATGGAAGTCCCTATTTTGCAAATAATTTTTTTTTTGAAAAAAAATTTTGAGGCTAGGATCCCTAACCCCTTTTCCGCAAAAAAAAGGGCCTCAGAACTATGTAACACTATGAATAGACTATGAAATACTAGGTTTTAGTCAGAAAATGCTAATTATTTGAGTGGATTACTGAGTATTTATCTACACGACCACGGCCTTAAAATAAGGGGGGATGGGGGTCAACTTATTGATTTACATAGGATTATTGGAAATACTTCGTGATAGGCCCCAGGATCGACGATCTCTAGTTGACCCTTGCTAGGGTATTGCCGAAAACATAAGTGGAAGGGCGGCAGAGGCTAGGGCAGCAGCAGCTACAGCTGGGCATCAATGGCGAGTGGATCCCCCAGGATCCGGGGATATATCGATATCATCGCCATCATTCAGGTCTGAGCCATAATTCATATCTGTATCAGTGTTCGTATCCTCACCCAGACCCAGAGAGCGCAGCTTGGCCTCAAGGTCAGACAAGATAGTCTCGCTGCTACGGTCATCGACCTGGGTAACCTGGGTCGATTTCTTAAGCCCCAGCACATCCGCGAAGAGGCTTAGAGCCTTGAGGCGATTCACTCCGAACTCGTTATCATCGATTGCCTCAGTCAGCTTTGAAATTACGAGGCTTCGACTGCTGAGACTGCTGTTAATGATCTGAGTCTCCTTTTTGGCATAAATCGACTCCACCATTGCCTTGACCTTGCTGTCCGCCATAAGACGGCTAGCAGCCTCCACCGAGGTTTTCTTGGAGCCGTTGGCGTCATAGGCTTGGCGGTACGCTTCGGCATTGCTCATGGTGCCAGCGGCGACCAGGCGGCAGAAGTGAAGCTGTTTCGAT